TATCTATATGTTATTAAACGAGTTCATTTACTTTGATGGTCAGCAAGCAGAGCAGACAGATGATCTGCGATACAATTCTGACAATGATACCAGTAGATTAAAATCTAAAGATCTTCGTAAGACTAGACTAACACTACGTATGTTAAATGATCTCCGTAAAGCGGGCGATGCTAGAGAGCAGGAGAAAAAAGAAGAATTGGGATTAGTAAGAAAAATGTATGCTGCGCCTCCTCCGGAAGCCCAAGCAGCAATGTAAAAAATCAAAAAAACGTCAAAAACGATCAATATTGACTCGTTTTGGCCTATTCTGTGTGTGATTATTTAAATAAGTTTAAATATACACACAATACAGCCGTGCCGCGCATATCTAATTAAGGAGAATACACGCAATGTCTACAAAGTTTGAACAACTATTAGATCTTATCGTTAACGAAGAAAGTGAAAAAGCTAGTGAGCTTTTCCATGCTATCGTTGTTGAGAAGTCTAGAGAAATTTATGAAAATTTAATCGCTGAAGAAGCAGAAGATGAAGAAATGGACGAGTCTGCCGAAGACGAAGAAATGGACGAATCTGCTGATGATGAAGAAATGGACGAATCCGTTGAACTAGAAGATTCTTATTCAATGGAATCCGATGATGGTTTTGGTGGTGGAGCCGAAGGCGATGCTACTGACGAGCTTGGTGCCGAAGTTGGTGCCGGCGATGATGAAATGGAAATGGACGACGAAGAAGGTCCTGAAGGTCAAGAAGACCAAGCAATCTTTGACATCAAGAATGCTATTGCTGAATTAGAAGCTGCTTTTGCAGAACTAGAGCAAGCACAAGGCGGTGAAGAAGAACACGGTTTTGGTGACGAAGAAGAAATGGGAATGGACGACGAAGAAGGGGAAGACGAAATGATGGGTCAACCAGCATTTGAAGGTCGTCGCATGACACGTGAATACGTTGAGAAAGTCGGTAACGACTGGGATAAATCTGGTAGCCAAAAGACACAAGGGCAGTACGTAGGTTCTGGTTCTGGTGAAAAAGATGGTTCTCCAGTTGAAGGTCGTAGTCCAGTAAGCTCTGGCAAAGGTAAGCCAACAACTGGCGCTACTGCTGGTAACATTGCAAAAACTGCGCATGAAGGCGGTTCACCAACAGGAACAAGCCCAGCTGGTAAAGCAGGCGGTTTCCTAAGTGCAGCTAAAGACATGAGCACAGGTAACGGTAATGTTCCTGGTGGCAAGATGGGCGTTAAAAACCTAGCTAAAGTTGCTGGCGGACACGGTGCTGAGAAGAAAGGTTCTGGTCCAGGTCCAGTAGGTTCTGGTACAGGTGACAAAGCTGGTCAAACTAGCGTTGCTAAAGTTCCTACATTCTTGAAGAAACTGTAATTAGAGAAATAGGATGAAAGTAACTTATCTAAGAGAACACCTAAGTTTTGATCAATCCGGTATTGTAATGGAGTCGGATGATAAGGACGGCAAAAGCCTTTACCTAAAAGGTATTGCCATCCAAGGTGGTATTCGCAATGCAAATCAACGAGTCTACCCAGTAGATGAAATTGAACGTGCAGTGAAAACACTGAATGAGCAATTACAAAGTGGATACTCTGTATTAGGTGAAGTAGACCATCCAGATGATCTAAAAGTGAATTTGGACCGTGTATCCCATATGATTACTCAGATGTGGATGGAGGGTCCTAATGGATATGGCAAGATGAAAATTTTGCCTACGCCAATGGGTAACTTAATTCGTACTATGCTTGAAAGCGGTGTAAAACTAGGCGTCAGCTCACGAGGCAGCGGTAACGTTGATGACATGAGCGGTCGAGTTTCCGATTTTGAGATTATCACAGTTGATGTAGTTGCACAACCTAGCGCACCGGGTGCGTATCCAACTCCAGTTTATGAGCATCTCATGAACACACGAGGCGGAAACCGTGCTTTTAATGTTGCTAGAGAAGTAAAAGAAGATCCAAAGGCCCAGAAATATTTGAAGGAAAGTCTCCTTCAAATTATTAAAGGTCTAAAATAAGCCCGAGGAGAAATATATGTTGGACGCATTCAAACAATTAGTTGAGTCAGGAGTAATGACAGAAGACGTAAAGTCTGTTATTGAATCTGCCTTTGCTGAGAAGATTCAAGAGAATCGCGACCAAGTCACCGCAGAACTTCGTGAAGAGTTTGCACAAAAATACAGTCATGATAAGACTGTTATGGTTGAAGCAATCGACAAGATGTTAAGCGACAGATTGGCCGTAGAAATGGCTGAGTTGTACAATGACAAAAAATCACTAGCTGAAGCAAAACAAGCATACCAACAACGTATTGCTGAAGATGCTAAAAAATTAGAAGGTTTTGTTATTAATCAACTAGGCAAAGAAGTAGTAGAGTTCCAGAGCGATCGTAAGAAAGTTGCTGAGAATTTTGGTAAATTGGAACAGTTTATTGTACACGCTCTATCAAAAGAAATTAGAGAGTTTGCAATTGACAAACGTGACCTAGCAGAAACAAAAGTTAAGTTAGTTCGCGAGGCTAAGAGTAAGTTTGAAAACATCAAGCAGAGTTTTATTCAACGTAGTGCCCAAGTAGTTGAAAACGCAGTTACTAAAAAGTTAACATCTGAAATCAGTCAACTGAAAGAAGATATTGACAGTGCTCGTAACAACGCATTTGGACGTAAGTTATATGAAGCATTTGCTCAAGAGTATTCAAGTTCTTATCTTAATGAAAAATCTGAAACAAGCAAATTGTTAAAGATCATCGCTAAGAAAGACCAAGAACTTGCTGAAACAAAACAGGCTTTGACACAAAAAGCTACAATCGTTGAATCTAAGGACCGCGAAATTCGTGTTACTAAAGATCTAATGGAGCGTAAGCAAGTTATGGCCGAGTTACTTTCACCTATTAGCGGTGAAAAAAGGGCGCTGATGACTACGTTACTTGAATCTGTACAGACCAAGAAACTAGCTGAAGCATTTGACAAGTACCTACCCACTGTAATGGATGGACAACAGAAGGTTGCTAAACAAGCACTAACTGAGAGTTCAGAAGTAACCGGAAATCGTGAAAGCAAGCCACAGGTAGGCTTAGATAACATATTAGATATCCGCAAATTAGCGGGTCTAAAATAATAATATTTCAAGGAGACTATAAATGTCACAATTATTAAATGAAAGATGGTCAGAGACCAAAGACGCTCTGCTTGAAGGCCTAACTGGAAACCGTCGTGCATCTATGGGCGTATGCTTAGAAAATACACGTCGCAGTTTGTCTGAAAGCGCAACTGCTGGTGCAACCAGCGCTGGTAACATTGCTACACTTAACCGTGTTATTCTTCCAGTAATTCGTCGTGTTATGCCGACAGTTATTGCTAACGAAATCATCGGTGTTCAGCCAATGACCGGTCCAGTTGGACAAATCCACACTCTACGTGTTCGTTACGCTGATGGCGTTGCAAGTGGTGATACAGTGATAGCAGGTGAAGAAGCTCTAAGCCCATTCAAGATTGCTGCTGCTTATTCTGGCAACAACAGTGCTACTCCAGGTGCGCAAACTACTGCTGCTCTTGAAGGTACACCTGGTAAGCGTATGAGCATCCAGATCTTGAAGACACCAGTTGAAGCTAAGTCTCGTAAACTAAGCGCACGCTGGACCTTTGAAGCTGCTCAAGATGCACAAGCCCAACAAGGTATTGACATCGAAGCAGAAATCATGGCTGCACTAGCTCAAGAAATTACCGCTGAAATTGACCAAGAAATCTTGGCAAGTCTACGTAATTTGGCAACCGTTGAAGAAACATATGACCAGTCATTAGTTTCTGGTACAGCTACATTCGTTGGTGACGAACACGCTGCTCTTGCTATCCAAATCAACCGTGTAAGCAACTTGATTGCTCAACGTACACGTCGTGGTTCTGGTAACTGGGCTGTTGTTTCTAACCAAGCATTGACAATTCTACAATCTGCTACTACCAGCGCTTTTGCTCGTACTACAGAAGGTACATTTGAAGCACCTACAAACACCAAGTTTGTTGGTACACTGAATGGCGCAATGCGTATCTATGTTGATGCATATATGACAGACGTTGGTAACGATAACAACCAAGTTCTTATTGGATACAAAGGTACTAGCGAAGCAGATGCTGCTGCGTTCTACTGCCCATACATTCCTTTGATGAGCTCTGGTGTTGTTCTTGACCCAGCTACCTTTGAACCAGTCGTTGGTTTCTTAACACGCTACGGCTATGTTGAGTTGTCTAACACTGCGTCTTCTCTAGGTAACGCTGCTGACTACCTAGGCAAAGTTGCAATTACTGCTGCAAACGTAAGTTTCAAGTAATCAACTGCTTAATAGCAAATCAATTAACCCGCTTCGGCGGGTTTTTTCTTATATAAATATGTCTATGTTTAATAAAATTGTAATTATAGGTGATAGTTTTTGCGCAGATAGAAAAAATCCAATCACTGATTGGCCTTTAATTTTATCTAACAAATTAAATGTTCCATTGTATGGCGCCGGGTTTGGCGGCCAATCATTTTGGTCAATCCGTAGATGGATGAATGATAAAACTCAACATTCACTGTTTGATAAACAGACTTTGCTTATTGTATGCCATACTGAATATTCTAGAATACCTTCAACAGAAAATTTACCGTTAAATAAAAGTGTA